CCAGAAGATTCAATTAAAAAAGTTGATTCTGTCTTTAAAAAGAACTCTAAAATTGACTATGCGGATTCGTTTAAAGCAAAAGCTAGTCAGCCTCCGTTTGATGTTAATCGTTTTGATGCTTCTGATCTAAAAAATAAATTACTAGCTAAAAAACAAGTACAAAACCCTGGTCTTAATTTTGTTTCAGATGACCCACAGAACTTTGAATTATTTTCTGGTCTTGGTCGTTTTGATTCCAATCGTGGTGATTTATATAATTTTGAACAAGGTGGCCCTAATACACGAGATCGCTTTACTCAATCACCAGAATTCAATCCAATGTGGGGTGAGTTATATCGAGTGAGTCCAACTATTAAGCCAAGCGATAGAATTTCTAATCCGTTTCCTAGGCTTAAAAATCCTGATCCTAAGGGTTACATTATGGCTTCTGCAGAACGTCAAGCTGAAAATGAATATGAAGAGAAGTATTCTGTTGCACGTCTATTAAGGGATCCAGATCCTGTGCTAAATGAAGATGGAAACAAAGATGAAATTATTGAAGATAAAACAGTTTAGACTTAGTAGATAAGAAGCAGCATTATGGCGAAGGCAAGACTGGCAGGTACATTACTTAATACGTTAGGCGGCCTTTTTAAAAAGCCTCTTGTAGGTGAAGCGTTGACGAGTGGTGGAATAAATACAGGGTTGATGTTAATGAGTGGAGCTAACCCAGCCGAAGCTCTTTTGTATGGTGGTGCTGATGCTCTAGCTTCTGGTGCTTCTCTTGGCCTTGTTCGCAAGATTCGCAATAGTCGTCCGGTTGTAAATCGGTTTGGTGAATTAGGTACACAAACAATTAATAAAGGCGGAAAAAAAATAACTACACCTAGGAAATCTGGTATAGAGGGGCCAGTTAACGTTGTTGCTTCTGTTGCCTCTATGGCACCTGTTGGCATGTTACTAGGAGCAGAGCAAGGTGCTCAAGGTGCGCAAACAAAACAGATTGATCAACAAACCGTACAACGTGCTGTAATAAATAATGCACCCAACCAGTTAGCCGGTGCTTACATGCCTGCTACTTTATTGCAGAATATTGGGTTACCTTCTAATAATGCGTTAATGGAACAGATGCAAAATGATCAAGGTCCAACAGGCGCAATGGATGAACAGGCTATGGCCAGAATCATGGGGTTAGGTTAATGGGATTAGGTTCTTCTTATAAAACAGGTTGGACAAAGGCAGTCCAACAGATGGGTAACAAAGACTACGGTCATACTGTGTTACCTATAACTAAAGGTGCTAGAAATTTTTATAGAGGTTTAAAAGAAGAAGGCATTGGCTTAAATACTCCTGTACAACTTGCGGGTGCAATGGGTGCTCGCGTGTTAACTGACCTAGGTACAGACTCAACACGTCAGATGTATTGGCGATATAACCATCCAATGGCTATATCCGAAAAGATAGCAGAACAAATTGTTGGAGAAGGTATTCAGTCATACTCACCTACACAACGTGCTGCGATTGGTCTTGCATCAGTAGGTATTCCAGTGGGAGCATCCCTTGGTACTTTTGATGCAACTAATCTTTCAGAGTATGGACGACCCAAAGGTTTTGCTCAGTCTTACGCTGAACAAGGTTCTGAAGATAGACGTGAAACAGGACAACTTGCACCTGAGCTAGTTGATCGTTTTGTATTAGGCCGTCAAGGTCGGCCTTTAAAATATCAAACAGCAAAAGAAGATATTCCTAATTTAACGAAAGAACGTTATGCAAATTATATGAATTATTTGTATAACGATAAAGGCCCCCTTGGAATTGGTATAGTAAAAGGCACAATGGAAAACCTTGAGGGCGTACCTGAAGCTCGTATTGTTGGTTTTCCTGTAGGACTGCAAGCAGCTGGTGCATTAGTTGGCGGAGCAGCAGCAACCCGTGGCGCTCTTGGAATAAATGCAGGAGAGGAAACGGTAGCTGGAGGTATTGGACCAAAACAAAGACGCACTAAAAAATCTGTTGACACATCTACTGATACCCCCGGTCCCTTCCCTAGGGATACAAGTGTTTACCGTAAAGGCGAAAAAGCAGTTAAAGTAAATAGCGGTTCAGCCGGACGTACTGGTACCAGGATTGATACACTTGGACCACGTGCTCGTACTGTTGCCGCATTAGGTGCAGCGGGTGCTTTAGGTGGAGCTTTAGCAGGTAAATTTGTTAATACAATGATTGCTTCTGCTGGACAATCTGATCTACCAACAACACAAGAGTATGGTGTTACTCGTCCTATGGTTTAGTTGATATAGAATTTACATATTGAAAGTAGATTTTTAGACATGGCTAGTGGAGAAAAGACTCGTGTTGGAGAAGGCGGGGCACTAGTTCCATATAGTGCACGTACTGCAGCAGGTAGTGCGATGCGTGACCCAAGAGGGGCAGCTGGATATTATAAACAACAACTTGGACAAGGCGCTTTATTCCCAAGAGGGCAGATGATGGGAGGTCTTTTAAGCACTGGCTTAGCAGCCGCCCCACTTATTGGTCAAGTAGCACAAGACGTTGGTCAAGGTAGGACTTTAGATGCTGCAGTAACAGGCGGTGTAGGTGGCGGTCTTCTTGCTGCTACTGAACTAGGAGGCCGTGCAGTTGGTGGTGTCAAAGGAAACTTGATCCGTGGTGCTGGTGCACTTCTTGCACCTTTAGTTGGTAACGCAGCAGGTAACTTTGCTGAGGGTCAGAGAGCTGAAGACACTGGTGTAGCACCTGCAGGAGCTAGTGAAGTAGAAGAAAGAAAAGCAGGTCGTGCTCAAAGAAATCAAGATGCTCAAGATTTATTGACACAACAAGTAAATGCAATGAATGCTAACCTTGCAGGGATCAAAGATATGATGGCTGCCGCTGGTGACCAACAAATTACAAACATGCAACGTCAAATGCCTCTAATTCAGAAGTCACTTGATAATGCATTAGTTCGTCAACAAGCATTGAATGCTTCTAATGCTAGTAACTATGCAATGCTCGGTACAGTAGCAACTGCAGGTAAACTAGCAACAGGAGCACAAGCAGAAGCAGGTGCAACTATGCGCACGATGCTTTCAAACAATCCTTATGCAGGCAGTGTAATGCAGGCACCTAACATTAGCTTTGGTTGATTATGTCGTACTTTGGCACACCACAAACTCCCCTTGCTGGTAGAGCAGATCTTTTCCAGGCCAACCCGGATTTCCAATCCTTATTGGATGCTAGCTTATTTGATTTAGGTACTGCATCTAATTCAGATCTTACCCAAACTACAGCTGCACCTGCCACAGGCCCCAGTGGTGCATTAGGTGCTAGTGACCTACAGCCTGCACCTATTACTCTCAATGGTGTGACCTTTGGTCAAGGATATGATATTAGTGATAAGGACAGACTTAACATTGATCTTGCCAGAGCAATGCAACCTGATGATTCAAAATATGATCAAAAGTTAGAAAAATTAAGATCTGCAATGCGTGAAGAAGCAGTATTTGCAGATAAGATGGGCAGAAAAAATATGATCTTAGGATCACTTCTAAAAGATATTCCCAAAGCAGTTACTAATATGGCAATGGCTGGTACTGTATACAACGCACAGAATGCAGTTGGTCCATACAATGCAGCTCAATATGGTAGAAAGTATTTTACTTAAAACTTTTTGCTTGTAAAATAGTTAAAACAGATAGAGAGAGAACGTTGTGGGTATTACTGGTAATTTTGGTGCAACAGTACCAGACGGTGCTTTTGACTTAGGCAAGATTTTTTCCCCTGGTGCAAATAGTAGTAATATTCCTTCTTTTCAAGATGGGATTGATGCGGGCGGTTTTGCTGGTTCTAGCGGAGGTGGAGGAGGTTTTCTAAATAAATTGGGAGGCTTGGCAGGAAAGTTTGGCGGTCTTTTTGGTGATGATGACGATGGTATTACATCTAAAGCTTTAGGTCTTGCTACCTTACAAGGTACTCTTGGTATACAAGCAGCTAACATTAATAATATGGCAGCTGAAGTTGCTGCACAAAATGCACAGAATAGTCTGCTTACTGACTATAATTTACAGCGTATTGGCAAAGGGGATCGTCAACGCTTTAATACAAATCGCCTTGCAAGACAAGAGAACTTAATGGCACAAGTTCCAAGTATGATTTCCAACACTACGTACAACACTAAAAATCCAAACGTCGGTGCTGCAATGGGCGCACAATTAGCCGGTATGATTGGTTAATAGATACGTATAGTTTAGAATAACAATATTAGTTGGCATGCACTAAATAATGGTACTCGGAAAGCTCTTTAGTGGTTTAGGCGGAGCTGCGTCAGGTGCAGCTACTGGTTCTGCATTTGGTCCTATTGGAACTGGAATTGGTGCTGTTATTGGTGGACTAGGCGGTTTTGGAGGATCTTCCAGTGGGGGAGGCAGTGCAGGTAACATGGGTGGCATGGCTGAGGCATATGTACCAAAGCCTATACCAACACCCTTTGGTAGTGTAGAAGATGCAGATGATTTTCTTAAGCAATATCAGAAAGGTAACCTGGGTGGACTGCGTAGAGATGATGCCTTAAATATGGCATATAGTAATTTATCTCCTTTTGATAGAAATCAATTACTAACTGACTCTGACGCTGCTAAAGATATTGTAGGTTTTCAGTACGACCCCAAAAAACGTGGTGAATTGGCGTCTGTTTTCAGTAAATCAGCCTTTGGTGGCAAGGAAGGCCCTGCTGGTTTTGCAGGATTAGTAAGCGAACAAGCAGAAGCTTTAGGAGCCAATACACCTGAAGAAATTCAACGTCTTGCATTCAATGCTGCTGCCAGGACTCCTAGAGGCCAGAAGATGTTTGCAACAGGACCACAGACACAAATGGAAGCACAGTACGGTCAATTGCTCCGGGGTCCAGATGGCGCACTTACTGGTAAGTACGACGTAGGACGCCCTATTGAGGCTTTGTCTGAAAAACGCCTTAGCGGTGCATTAGGTTAAACCGGAGTTTTATTATGGCAAAACAATCTTTAAGCGACATTGCATCACAGTATGGAGCCGGTACTAATTTCGGACATGCTGACTATGGCAAAGCTATTCAAGCAGGTTATACCGACCAAGAGATTAGCGACTGGATGAATGCTAACCCTAATCGGGTAGCTGCAGGTAACCAGGCAGGTGGTACAGGAGGCGGTCTTTATGACTCGATCCAAGCAGGTAATGTGGATATGTCAAAGGCCCAAGGTGGAAACACAGGTGGCTTATCAGGTGCTGCATTAGAAGAGTCTATTGCACAACGTAATCAAGGTTTTCAGCTAGATCAAATTGCAGCCGCTGGTAACGTACAAGCTAATATTCAGCGTTTAATTAATAGTGCAAATATGTATGCTGCTGATAGCACAGCAAAGTGGCAAATGTATGGTGCTGATGCAGCAAAGGATGCAAGTATCTATTCTGCTGATGCATCTGAACGTTCTACTAAATACGTAGCTGACACAGATCGAGCTAAAGCAAGAGAAGTAGAGTCTATACGAGCAGATTTTGGTTTGCAGTTACAAGATATTGTGAATGCAGGCGCAAAAGAAACTGAAGCAATAAGAGGTGAGTATCAGTTAGCCAACACTGACTTAGGCGGACAGTACAGTCTAGAGAATACTCGTCTACAAGGTGCAACTGAACGTGATGTTGCTAATCGGAATAGGGACTCACAAATCTTTGGTTCGTTGATGTCTGGCTTCTGGTCTTAATATAAAGCTTAGTTGATAGTATAATTAAAGAATAAATTGCAAGTTTAAAATGTCTTCTTCTGCCGGTGGATCTTACAACGAAGACGCTAGTGTTGATCTAGATTCGTTCCAAGCACTTCTTGACAAATTGGAAGGTTCTAAAAAGCGTCAGCAACGTCAGAAGTCCGTCGAAGGTCGTCGTGACATCTACAGCCAGGGTCTTGCTTCGATGATGAGCAACTTCTGATACAGTTTCTCTTATTTAAAGAAAAATCATGGTAGTAGGCGCAGCTGATCCTGGAAAAGGACAAGTAGGTATGACATCAACTTCCCCAAAGGATATTGATGAAACCTATGAAAATGACGATTGGTTTGATATTGACCAATACAAAAAAGCTGCGCAAGTAGCTTATGATTTTTCTTTAGGTAAAATGGAGAAGCAAGGTGAAGAAGAGCGAGAAACAATTGGAAAAGGTGGAGAAGAGCAACGAACTACCAATCGTCAACAGCAGCAATTCTCTGAAAAAGACGAAGAGCGCGATTACAAGCAATCCCAAAAAGCCTACAGATTCTGATATTAATATCAAGTCGTTTGCAATTTGGCTTGATAATTTAGATAGTGCTTCCAGGGAATCGTTTACTGCATTTGCAGAAGATACTTTTTCGCCTATTCAGGTTTATATTTATGCCAAGTTCCTTGGTTACGACGGCAGTATTATTTGTGTAGATGATTGGGTAGCTGAAGTTTATCCAAAGCCTGATCATTTAAAAGTTTTACTGTATGAAATTGAAGAGATGCAGGAAGACGTACGTAAGTTACGTTTAGATATTGAAAATTATGCTGTCAAGCGTGACGCTGGTGTAGCACGTATTGCACAGATGCAAAAAGAAATCCGTGGCACTATTGCACAAGTAGATGCCTTTGTTTCTTCTAAAGACAGGAAAGGTCTTCTCCTGGCGGGAGCAGACCGAGCTATCCGTGAACTTAACTCTGTCTTTAAAGACGATCCAATTGAAGGGCCTTTACAAGAAGCTGCAATGTCAGTCTGGGCTAGAATTCAATTTGAAGATTAATTTTTTATATGGAACCAGTTAACCAAAAACAACAACCGAGTGTCTTTGATAAAAAAGATATTCAATCTCTTCTTATAGATATTGAAAAAAATCGTAAAGTAACTGGTCCTCCTGTTCAACAAGCAATTCAAGGTACAGCTGATACTTCTACTTTTCAAGACTTATTAAATAAAGTACAGAATAGGACCAATGGATAAACCAAAGGTACCGCTTGAACTTCTTGCTTATTATAAAAAGAAAGTAGCATCAACTCAAGGTCTTGAAGCTGAAGAACTAGCAAATAAAGGATTAAAGGCTTCTCGGGCGGCTAAGAAACATAAAGGCAAAAAGTAGAGTAACATTTAAGAAGTACTAGAAACATATTGTGCCTTCACATCTTCATCTTGCTTATAGACGTAATGCAAAAGCTGCTGCTGCAAATCATCGTCTCCGCAAGACAGATCAAGATGATATTTTTGAAAGAGCAAGAGAAGACTTTGGTTTCTTCTGTGAGTATGTTGCAGATAAACCACCAGCCAGACATCATAAAGAATGGCATAAGCAATTGGTTACAGGACAAGACAGTTCTTGCCTGACTAAAATTGCTGGACCCAATATCGATTTACTTGGTCCACGGGGTTCAGCTAAGTCTACGGTCCTCGGTCTTTATACTGCCTGGGCTATTGGTGTCCATACAACTGCCCGGAAGCCGCTACAGATTCTTTACCTTAGCTATACGGTTGATATTGCGCGTTCCAAGTCAGCCACAATTAAACGTATTATTGAATCTAAAAAATATCAAAACGTTTTTCCTAAAGTTAAACTACTAAAAAACGTAACTTCTAATGAGTACTGGTCGATTGACCACAAGTTTGCAGGAATTGATACTACTGGTGAAGAACAATTTACTTTATGTGCTGCTGGACTTAAAGGTTCAGTGACCTCCAAACGTTCTCATCTGGTTGTTATTGATGACCCTGTAAAATCTGCAGCTGATATCGGTAACCCAGACATCCGTAAGATGATGCAAGATAACTGGAATGCAGTTATTGCACCGACGATGTTTGAAGGCGCTAGAGCGATTTGTCTTGGTACTAGGTTTCGACATGATGATATTCATGCGACAACATTCTCTTCACAAAATAACTGGATGCAGATTGTGTTATCTGCAATTTTAAATAATGAAGAGACAGGAGAAGAAGAGTCTTACTGGCCAGAGATGTGGTCATTGGACTATCTAAAAGAAAAGAAACGACAAGCGCCAATTGCTTTTTCTTTTCAGTACATGAATCAAATCGTCAGGCAAAGCGAACTGTCTCTTGCGCCTGAACTTCTTATTAAAGCGGAGATTGCTACTGAATTTGATTGTCTTGGTATTGGTGTTGACCTATCAGCAGGCATTAAAGAAAAGAATGATTACACAGTTATGGTCTTGGGCGGACGCATTGGAGACAAGATACATATTATTGATTATCGCAGGATCCGCGTCATGGGCAACCTAGAGAAATTAGATGCCATGAAAGAGCTATTAAACGACTGGTCAATCATTGGCAAGCAATCTGATGGCTTGTGGTTTCCTACCTACAACACATGTGATATTTGGTCAGAAGCTGTGCAATATCAGGCATCCTTGGAAGCAGACTTTAAACGTGTCTGTTTAAACGAAGAAAATCTATATAACTTAATATGGCATCCAGTTAAAGGTTTCCGTGCAGATAAACTTGCACGTTTTCGTGGAATCATGGGAATGTTTGAAGATCGTAAAATTGTTTTTAATAGGTATCGTAACTTTACTAATATGTTTGAAGAACTTACTAATTTTGGTACTAGCTCGCATGACGATTGTGTTGATGCATTAGTATGGTTAGTAACAGGATTAATGAAACGCGGTAAACTACAGTTGGATTATTAGATGGAGCATTTAGTCGCACTTGTAATTGCTGGTATTACCGGACTCGGCTGGGGAACAGGAAAAATCTTTGCACGTTTGCGTACCCTTGAGGATCGTATTGATCACTTCCCTGTGGAGTATGTATTAAAACAAGACTATATTAGAGAAATGGAAAAGATGAATAGAGAATTTGATAGTATAAATGATAAGCTTGACAAATTAATGGAAAGAGTTTTAACGAGATGAGTTACTTCATTGAGCTAGAGGAAAATGCTGATGGTGATTTGATTATGCAAATACCAGAAGAAATAATGGAAACACTTGATTGGCAAGAAGGTCAATTGTTGACTTGGGATTTAAAAGGCAATGGTATTATTGTTTCTGCTTTAGATGATACTTCAGGTTACGAACAAGTAGAATAACTTGTAGTGAACATAGTTTTATGCGTACGTATATTCAACAACCAGGCCAAGTAGGTATCCAAGGTGGAACTATTGGTAATGCTGGTTACCTTGCTCAGATGCCACCACCTATTAATCCTGCTGCACACAGAGGTGCACAGAAGGGAGCAAAAATTTACAACAAAGGAATAAATACAGATAATCCAAACGAAAAGAAAACTTTTTTAGATAGGACAGGCCCACAGCTTCCACCGATGGCAAGACAAATGCCATTGGATATGAACATGGGGCAACTCAATGATGCTTACCTGCAAGAGCAAGAGAAGCAACGTTTAATCCAAGAACAACAAGCCCAAGCTGAATTAAATGCTTCGATGTTTGGTGGTGCTCAATATGGACAAGCTGATCAGTACCCTGCTACAGGTGCTGGCTTCCAAGCAAAATATGTGAGTTGACATGGCACAAGACGATTCAAAATACACCAAACCAGAAGTGCGTGAGCGGATTAAAAACCGTGTCATGAAAGGAACGAAAGGGGGCAAAGCTGGTCAGTGGTCAGCACGTAAAGCACAACTCGTAGCTTCCGAGTACAAGAAAGCTGGTGGCGGGTACAAAGGTGGAGAAGGTAAGAAACAAAAGTCTTTAAAGAAATGGGGGAAAGAAGACTGGCAGACCAAAGATCAATATGAAAAAGGTAAGAAAGCTGCAGTAGCAGCTAAAAAAGCTAAGGACAAAAAATCATGAAACAAGCCAAAAAAGACTTACAGAAAATCTCTAAGCAATTAAAAGGTAGTGCAAAGATGCATGCCAGCCAAGCCAAGAAACTTGACAAGTTGGCTGGTAAGTACATGGAGAAAGGTAATGGCAGATAAAGCAATACAATCTGACGGTACAACTAAACGTTACCTTCCTAAGAAAGCATGGGCAAAGCTTTCAAAAGAAGAACGTGAAGATACTGATCGTAAGAAACGAGAGGGATCTCGTAAAGGTAAACAATTTGTCAAGAATACTGAGAAAGCAAAAAAGGCTGGTAAAGCTGCTAGAATGTATAAATCAAAATCTGGGAAATAATGTCTGAAGTAACTGGTCGTATTAAAGAGATTATTGATTCCTACATCGAGCGCGATGGTGGACAGTATGTTGATACGGGTATTGTTGCCAGTCATATTGCACAGATGAAACTCTTTGGCATTCGTCAAGGCGTTGAGTTTTTTCCTGCACAAGATAACTTCGGTAATCAGCGTAAGGACTTCATTAGCAAAGTAGTTAAATACAACAAGTTAGACACAAGATTAGATTCAATTTGGGATTATTTTCTTTGCGATGGAAAAGGGCTTTTTTACATCCGGCCTACTGAGAATAATTATCGTCTCTATTTTTTCCGTAGTCATGAGTATCGCAGTTATTACAATGTCGATGGTGAACTAGAAGAAGTCGTAATCATCTATAGCTATAAGGTCAAGACTGGTAAAGCAAATGCCTATCAGGATATGGGCATTGGTGGACTTGATTCTGTACAAGGTGTGAAGCCAGGTGATACACCAGGACAAAAACGTTATATCCGACTATCAATTAAAGCAGCCACTATTGAAGAGACTCACTCAGAAGGTGAGATGTCTTTCGATAATATCAATGCAGTAATGCCAGGGAAGACAAAGAAGTTCCCTAATCAATTACGTTTTATTCCTTGTGTTGAGATCTTTAATAATCCAAAGGGATTCACCATGGATGGCAGTGGTGAATTTGATCAAATGGCAAATCATATTGTTGCTCATGATGATCTTGTTCGCAACATGAAGAAGAACTTGCAGTTCTTTGGTAATCCTACGTTGCTGTCGTCTAGACCAAAGACAGACCTAATGGAACCAGGCAATTCTGACTCTGGTCCACAACGTCCATCGATTGCGGCAAACTCAGGCTTTACAAGTATGGCCTCGATGAGCAGGTCTACTTTTAAGCAAGATCCAATCAGTCGAGGATTAGATGGTCAGATGCGTGTTCCACGGGTTATTGCTAACCTTGAACCTAATGATCGTGTTGGTTACATTGTTCCAGATGCTATCTCTGGAGACCAAAATGCTTTTGTACGTCAGTTCAGAGAAGAAATTTTAACTTCCTTAGGTGGTGTAGATGAACTCTCAATTTCTGCTGGTGTGACTGCAACTGAGTATAAATCACTGTTTGGACGTGTTGCTGCAACTAGCAAAAAGAAAGCTAATTCTATTTACACACATGGTATCTGTCGTTGTTTAGAACTTATTATTTATCAAGAAGAACAGCTTTTTAAAGATACGTTAGCTGCAGCTGCAAAATTTGAAAAGCCTGTTCCTCCTTCAGAGAATGCTGGTCCAGAAGAAGAACAGTTATATCAACAAGCAATGGTTCAATACGAAGCAATGCTCAAAAAACTATTGATGGCTTGCGTGGAAGCAAAAATGATTCCACCTGGTGTTAAAGGTTTAATCCCTGATGGTGATATTACAATGCAATGGCGTTGGTTAGGCCCTGTCTACGAAGAATCAACGCAAGATGTTTTAAATAATTCAATTGTTGTACGTAACCTACAAGAGTTAGGTGTTGATAGCATTGAAGCACTGAAATATCTTTTCCCATCAAAAACAGATGAGGAAAGAGCGGAGATGCTTTCGGGCTTCCCGTTCAGGATGGTAAACGAATTACAAGGAGCTTATTCAGCTTTTTCTCGTTTGGTAGGGGGCATGATGCAGACCCCTCACCCTCAGGCCCCAGATCTGCCCATGGCGGCAGACCCAAGGTTAGACCTAACACCTTATCTGTATCGAACACTAGAAGCGTTACAAAAGGAGATGAGTTATGCAGGACGCTACCGTCCAATCGATCCCACAGACGAGCCCTCAGTCAGTGGCACCAAGCAATTACGTGGCGGCAGCCCCGCAAGCTCCGGTGGCACCAGTGGCTCAGGCTCCGGTGGGAACGTACTACCCCCAGGCGGTGCCCCAGGCGGCACCTCAGGGAACTACCAGTTACCAATCCGCCCAGTCTCCATCCGTCCCCCAATCCCAGGACTCGATGGCACCCCAGGGGAATCCATGGGAATCGGCGTTCAACAAGGTGGTGAACCTACTGGGCAGCCCGGTGCAATCCCCGTTCCAGGGAGCACCATCACAGGTCCAGGATCAGGCTCCGATTCAGTATACCCAGGCAAACTGGGGTACTCAGGCGAGTCAAGCCCAGGCTCCAACTTGGGGGCAATCGGCTCCTCAGATCTCGCAAACAAGCCAGACCTCATCCAACAACTCTTCCCCAACCTACTCAGTCAGCTCGTTGGCGGACGTAGCGGAAGTCCTGGACTGGAGTCCAGAGAGTCGGATGGTAGTGGAAAACTACGGGACCGAAGCACCAGCAATTCTAAATCAGTACGCTCTAAATCTCGAAAGCGTAGTTGATAGTTCTATTGCATGGGGCAAAGAAGCTCAGCATCAGTTTGCTCGTGCAGCTGATTTCATGATCACTGAGCACCAAGAGAATCTCGCTTATAACGAGATGCTTACTAATCCTGATATCTTGAGTGACTATACACTTAAGTTCTTTGGTCCTGAAGGTCCATACCCCGTGTATGAATCTGAAGCTGAATTAGCTACTCCTGGT